TGTGCGTAGTGCTACCACCCTCTTCCCAGTCAATGGTGATTTCTGTACCCACTTCCATGTTCATGACTGCATTGTATTCAAGACAGCCAAACAAACCTTCCCATGAGTCAGCAAAACTACTACCACCTGCTTGCTTTTGAGCAAGATGGTGATCAGTCATTGTTTGTCTGAGTTGACCGACGATAGTTTCTGGCCCCATGTTAAGGGCGCGAATAGCCGAGGGGTAGAGTGAGTTAATGTCAATTGCTCCGATGTAGTCGTGCATGCCTCTTTTGGGCGTAGCAACATAGGCACCTGCGGCTTGCGTTGAATCGTCATCGTGTTTCTTTCTATTTGGAACAATCATACCACGTCCGTGAGCCTCATTAATGATGGCCTGCTCTGTCACTGCAACTGCACCCATTGTAGTTGCCAACAACACGGTATTATCATGAGCAATTTCGTTTGCAAGGTCAATAAAACGTAGTTTCTTATCTAACTTTGCCAACAACATAGTATCTTGTCTGTTATAGTCAATAAACTTGTAGAAGTCAGTGTTATACAACTGATCCAATGTGCCTTCGTAGGCCACTTTGCGTTCATCAAGTTCATATTCGCCAATGGCGTCAAGACTGTAACTGTGACGTTCTTCATAGGTATACTTGCGATATAACTGCATGTAGTCCATATGAACCCGACCAATCAGATCGTAAGTGATTTGCTTTGCGCCGAAACGTTCAAATTCACGCTGCTTGGGGAATTGATTCCACAAACACATTTTACGTGTGTCATCTTTACTGAGGATCTTGATAATACGACCAACAGTATATGGAATATCAAAGCCCTCGCTGTTCCAGCCCGACATGATATCTGCATCATCAATCAAGTCAAGGAATGTTTTGAGCATGTCCTCTTCTCTGTCAAACAGATAACAATTGTCAAACTTTGCACAAATTTCTTCTGCACTGGCCCAACTGTAACTCTTTGGTGGCAGAGCCAGAGTAATCATCTTATCACACCAATCTAGATAGACTGATATAGCAGTGATTGCGTTGAATGGATCTTCGGGAGGCGCGTAGCCTTTTTCAGGGTGAAAGTCTACCTCAATGTCAAAAAACGCTGTTTGTAGCTTGGGTGAATCAATGCCAAGATAATTTGATGACAGGCATCTAAAGATCGGATTGAAATCGCTTTCCCACAGTCGTTTGTGAGATTGTATTTTGAGTTCTTTGTGGTACTCTTTGCTACTGCGACTACTGAATCTACTGACAGGGGTGCCGTAGATAGTTCTGAATTTACCCTTTGGATCATCATAATAAAATGTGTAATCTGCTGGGTATTCGCGGAATTCTCGCACACCATTCTTACGTTCTACAACGTGAATGCGGTCGTGATTGCGATCATACAGTGCGTCAACGTAACTCATTCGGCTTCTCCCCATAGTTGTTCTGGGGTTTCACCGCGCTGTTCAGCGACATTTTTGTTTTCGTTAAGAAATTCTTGGATGCCGCAACGAGTGATGCACCCGTCGGGATTAGTACAATCGTCGCAAGGGACGAATTCTAGTTCGTTCATATATTCTCCGTGTGTAGTTTGAAGCCTACACTTGCTCTACATGTCTGTTTATAGTCCGACGAAGACTAATAATACTTATCACATCCACCAGCGGATGAGGGCAGTTCCATCAATGATGGCCAGCAGCAAATAATTAGCCAGCATACCAAAGCTACGCCGACTAAAAGCACAAGCAGCATAGATGGCAGTGCTGGTGACCCAAGGAATATATAGATACTTGAGTGGGGGATTTGGTACAGTGATGGCCATGATCAATGCACAGCCAATACTAACGATCCAAGCAAAGACTTCAAGACAAAAGCGAATTTTATTGCTTTTGAAATCTTCACGTACCCATTCCCATATGTTTAATAGTATGTCGTTCATAATTAAAATGTCCCCATGATCAGTAGTTCTTATAACATAAGATAAGATGGTTATATTGATAGTAAATAATATTTTTCTCGTCTGACCATGGAGCCCAATGATTACAATGTCTTGCCCACAGTTTCTAGAATGGTGTTCAATTCATCGTGATCACGATTGGTCTCGCCCAACTTTGCCTTATGAGCCACTTTAAGTGCCTTTTTCAGCGTAGAGGGTTTGATTTCCAATTCTTCTGCTACTGCTTTCACAGTATCATTGAGACCTGCATTCAAGTCTTCAATCTCTTGTAGTACACTCATACCTTCATTGATAAGTTGTGTAAGTTTAATTTTGGCTTCGCCATTGAAAGTGCGGTCATAATCGCTCATAAAGTTCTCCTAAGAAAAATATATTGTAGTTGAATGATGTTGTTAAAGCAAACTTATTGGTGCTTTACCCTTTGTATTGTTCCAAGCAGTAAGTCAATGCTTCACGAACTCCCGGGTCCCGCATATAGAATGCTCTCAAATCTTTGTCCAAATAAATTGGGCGTTTGCTAGGGTCTCCGGCAATGCTTTCAGATTTTCTTTTGTTATCAAAGTACTCTTGATTACCGTCTAGTTCAAGAATATATGATTTGGCATCTATTTTGTGTTTTGATGGATCACGACATAGCCTTTCCAAGTTGGTATAACTCCAGCTTTGGAAGTAGTCTGTGTTGTAAAATGTACCATCACTGTATTTCTGCAATGTCTCTTGAGTAATCGTGGGGCGCTTTTCGGCACTTCTAGTGTCAAAAAACGGTCTTAGTAAACTAAACTCCCACTTGAGATTGTAGTAATGCCACCACCACCAATCACTAATGGTTTTAATTCCATCTAATCCAACTTCTAGTATATTGTCGCTGACTTTATTGGTGTACCACTCTGCGAATTCTTTACTGCTGCCACGATTCGTTATACCCTGTACGATGAGATTTTTGTTGTCTTTCCAAGATAGCAAGTGGCGATTATCTGATAACAAATATTGATACATGGGCATACTTGGCCCATATAAACAGTCACCTGGGTCACCATGTGTAACTATATGTGTTTGAAGAAATTCATTAGTGACATTCAGAGTAGTGGTATCTCTGCATTCAATTTTGCCTTGTATAAAGTTCTTGTAAAACTCTGGATTTTCTTCAATACATTTGTCTGTGTGATAGACTAGTATTTGATCCAGACTTTTAGTATGTTTGATCAGTGAAGAAAGAACACAAGTGCTGTCAATGCCCCCGCTCCACATGACTGCAATTCTCAGACCCTTATCAAGCAATTCATTGGCTCTGCGATCAAGCAATATGCTTAATTTTTCATGATTTGGTACGAGTTCTGTTGCTGCGAAAATGGGGTTGCTCTTGGCGCCCCACGGGTTAGTGAATGTGCCAAGTCTTGGACGAAGATCATGCAGTCCCAAAACATTGAAACCAATGTCTGCCCAATGTCCGCCCGCACCCTGTACTTGTAAGTATCGTAATGGCGTGAACACCATTGCGCTGGTTTTCAGTGATTCAATGTGGTATTGAGTGTAACGAGACATTCTTTGAGTATACAGGAAATTTTGAGGAAATAAAATGCTCACTTTGACCGGAGTCTGGCGTAACTCACGAATCTGGGCAGCAGCCGCCCATTTGACGCCCGGGCTTTCGCCCTATCCGTTGACGACAACGGCCCTAAGGTGGGTTCAGAACAGACCTGGGTTCTGGTCAGCAAAGTCACGCATCAACACGCCAGCTTGAGCGTTTGCTTCGTTTTCAATTTCACTGCCAGTTTCACCACTGTCTGGTTTAATTCTGTTTTCTTCACGTTGCTTGTGATGTGTCAATTCATGTGCGAGAGTACGCATAATGTCCATGATGTGACGACCGTCAGTGGCAACGCTGATAGTATTTGTATTTGGATCAAAGGTACCAAATGTTGGATGTTCACTCATGCCAATCACAGGTATGAGACGAATCTTTGGTAATTTTTTGATACCGAGGTGTTTGACACAGAACTTAACGAACTCATTGCCCGTACCTTTAAGGTCAGGTTCTTTGTTTTCAAACATCTCGTATAAGATCATTTTAGTACGCTTCGTAGCTGCCAACTATGCTTGGCGTGTGCATCCATGCGCTCTGCAAGAAAGTTACTAAATCCATGTTTGCCTTCACGTTCAGCGATATCATAGACCATTTTGAACAAGATACTCAACTTTTCACTGTCTTCAAGCAATGTTTGGATCATCTCACCGTCAGAGATCACAGACTCTTGGTCATCAATACGAGATAGTACGCTCAGTTTGCTGAAACTACCCGGGGCATAGCAGCCAAGAGCACGTAGCTTTTCAGCAAAGTCATCAACAACTCCATAAACTTCTTCATAGATAGTTTGGAACAATGCGTGGAATTGTTGAAAGTGAACACCCTCAACGTTCCAATGAAACTCTTGTGCTTTTAAGTAGAATGCAAACTCGCTTGCAAATGCAATACGAGCCGCGTTTTGTAGTTCAGATAATTCGTTCATAGTGTTATTTATAGAAAGTCGTAGCCAGCACGTTTCATAGCATCTATGCGACTTTCCATGATATCTTCGTCAGTCATGGTGTTGCGAGTGTCTGCTTGGCGTAGACGCTGTGCTAGTTTGACAAGATCAACTGGTTGGCGCTTCTCTTGCGCACGAGCCTTTTGCCCAACACGAGTTACCATTGCATCAAAATCTTCTGGATCGTAGCGATCAGCGATCTTTGCATTCGTACCATGAATCGGACTTGTACTATCGTCTGTAGTGCCACCGCCCGGACTTGTGATACCCTCACTAGTATAATGACTAATTGGTTGAAGGTAAAAGTCATTTGCATTTAGTTTTTGCAATGCGGCATTCTTTGCATTTCTATGCAAATAAGTTCTGATTACTTTATCTGCCATCGCATGATCTACTGCTTTGGCAACAATAACTTTCTTATCACTGTTTTGTGGATTGTAAACTACATTGACTTTTTCATCAGCGTGAAAGATACGTGCTTCATTGACTTGTGGTTGGAACGTGCCAAGGCGTCTGTCAGGACCAGTGGGTGTTACTCCGAGTAACAAGATTTCTCCATGTACAGCGTTGGCTATTCGTTGAGCGTGTGCTTCTGCTTCTTGATCGGTGGAATAATACCCAGCACCAACTGCATTGCGATTTGATGGATTCATGAAGCGATAGAACTGCGGTCTAGTCTGTGTTCCTTGTCTTTGAGCTGGCGCAACTGTAGCAACTACGCCGCCCACTGCATTCAGTACTCTAACTGTCTCACCACGCTCATTGGCCATAGAAAGTGCATGTTGTTGTGCATCTTCTGCCCCTCGCGTAACAACTACTTGCTGTGCAGTGTCAGTGTCTAGTGTAAATCTTTGCTCTTGCTCTTGTTGGTCTGGAGTAAATCTGCGCAGAGGAGTATAATTCGCTCCGTGACCCACTTCAACGGTTATGCCTTCATTATTGGCAAGCTCTTGGGCATTTACAAACGCTTCGCTGTTACTTGCATAGTGTTCTGTAGCAAGTAGCTCTCCGTCCTCCATATTAACAAAGCGATACAGGGTACTACCATCATCTTCTAATTCATCATCTTCGTCACTGTCATCACTCTCGTCTGGACGAGCACCACCAACACGATGACCTTCCGGGTCATTCACGTAGTATGTTCCTCGACGAAGATCGGCAAGATATTGCGCAGCCTCAAGTGCATCATCTTCTGTAGCATGTGTCTGACCAATAACTCTACCTGAGCTATCAACTACATGATACCCGTCGGCTTGCTGTTCTTCACGAGGCCAGTGTCCATAAGTTGTACCATCACGACTGATAGTTACTGGACGACTGTATTGACTATACATCTCTCTGGCAAGTTCAAAAGCTCTTTCACTGTTGACTTGTGAAGGGTCATAGTGTCGTACCATCTCACCGTTGTTCAGAGTCCAAGTTTCACGAGCATTATCTTCATCGTCATCGGCTAACTCGTCTGGGTTGATTCGTTCTACTTCTTGATCTCTGTAGTTGTAGACCACAACTTCTACGTTGTATTGGCGAACAAGTTCTTCTGCTCGTTCTAAGGCAGATTCTTCACTCAACCCTTGCTCTGTGTCAAGAACACGGCCTGTATCTGCGTTTACAAATCTATAAGTATCACGAGCATCTGTTCCAGATTCTTCATCGTCGCCGTCATCTCCATCACTGACTGGACGAACATTATATCCATTTCCGGACCTGCCTCGCTCACGCATCCACGCTGCCATAGCATCTTGTGCGTGACTTAATCTATCTGCCGTGAATGTAACTGGGCGATTGTTCAGTGATATAGCCTCACCGCTGGGGATATGATATAGTTCCCACTGTGGGGCACCAGCAGGCTCACTCTCATCGTCAGAACTTGGTTGTGCTTGCTGCGATGCTGGGATGGGACGCATCTGATAGTTGTTGTTTGCCAAGTTATGGGCGTTCATAAAATCTAATACTGCGTTAGGGCTATCAGAGGATATCCGCCCATAGCCATTTTCAACCCAATGATTGTCTCTAGTATGCCAAATACCATATTGCTGCGCAGTCTGTGCTGCTTGCTGTGCTGCGGGTTCTTGACCTGCAGGTTGTTGGCTTGCAAATCTTGCTGCACGAGCTTTAGGGGCTGCTTTACTTCCTGGTAGTGGAAGTGGTTTAGACTGCTCACCACGTAATGCTTTAACAGCATCTACGTAACCTGGATCAGTTGGCTTGATGACGTTCATACTTCTAATACCAACAGCGTGTTTATTGTGACCGTTGCCATACATACCAAACGCACTACCGCGGTCTGTGCCCTGAGTAGTAAATCTGTCTGCACTGACGTTTAGACTGCGACGAGTTGTTGGATAAATCGTAGCACGGAAAAAGTTCTCTGGTCCTGTAGTACGGATATGATTCTTTGATACATCACCGAATCCACGGTCTTGTGCTAGACGCTCACGCGCACTTGGATCATTCTGAACCACAATGTTGTTTGCACCAGTGCCGCCAGTGAAATTTTCTCTGACATACTTTTCTGCCGCCGCTTGTGCTTCTTCGGGAGTGCTGCCCACAGTAGTAACAAAGTCAATATACTGAACCGGAATACCACGTTCAGCGATACTACGAATATCAGTAAGACTTAGTTTGTCGGACTGAGCACCCGCTGGAGTCTTCATCAATTTCACT